TTGGAGTTGAGCTTGCATTCCCAACATATGCGCCTTCAATATCTCACTGGGGTACATCGGCAATCATGGACGGAAGATTTGACGACGACAAGTCGCTCGTGTTTACTTATGGTCAGACAACCGGTATAACTATCTCGGCAGGAGCAACACGAACCCTGATTGCTATTCGCGTCTCTCCATCAGCAGATAACGGAACCTCGGCGTTCTTCGGTGAAAGAGAGCTTGTTAACAGAATGCAGTTGGTGCTAAGAAACCTTGACGTAACGACTACTTCTTCTACATCAAACATTCTCGTTCAGGCCATCCTGAATGGTGTTCCATCAAACTCTCGTACATGGGCAAAGCCAACAGCGGTTACATCAAGTTTGGCCCAAATTGCAGACTACCAAGGAACATCAACGACTGTTAGCGGTGGTGAAGTAACTGGTGGTTTCTTTGTTGGTGGAACCGGTGGTGTTCAGATTAGCCTTGAGGACGTTCGAGACCTTGGTAACTCAATTCTTGGCGGAGGCACGACGCTAACAACAACAGGCATTTATCCAGACGGTCCAGACACATTGCACATTGTTGCTACGAACATCGGCTCTGCTTCTGCGACAGTGTTTGCTCGCCTCTCATGGACGGAAGCACAGGCTTAATCATGCCAGCAATCGACTTTCCATCAGGAGCAGAATCAGGCGACCTTCACGTAAGTGCTGGTAAAACATGGACATTCAACGGTTCTGGTTGGGTTTTGGTAACAATACCTTCAGCGATGTTCTCTGCTGGTGCTGTTGCTGGCTCGTCGTTGACGGAAGATTCAGTCCCACTGAATAGGCTCGCAAATAGCGACGCTGGAAAAATTGTAATGTACAACTCTTCTGGGGTTGCTACATCGACCGTAATATCTGGCGACGTAGAGATGACTAGCTCTGGTGTTTTGACGATTAATGATAACGCTATTAGCGATACTCATATTACCAGCGGCGCAGAAATTAACCCGGACAAAATTGCGGGTACTGCTGTAGTTTTAACAGACCAAGCAGTGATTACTTCATACATGATTGAAGATGGAACCATCGTCGACGGAGACATATCATCAGATGCTGGAATAGGTCGAAACAAATTGGCCGAACCATTGACGAATGCTCAAGCAGCCAGCTACACACTGGTTCTTTCAGATAGAAATAAAATTGTTGAAATGGGTGTTGGAACTGCAAATACCTTGACGGTTCCGCCAGACTCAACCGTCCTCTTCCCAACCGGAACCCATATCACGATTATTCAGACCGGCTCAGGACAGTGCACTGTCACTCAAGGCTCTGGTGTGACGATTAACGCAACTCCAGGACGCAAGCTTCGCGCTCAGTGGTCTGGTGCTACGCTAATCAAACGAGCAGCAGATACCTGGGTGCTCATCGGAGACCTTTCGGCGTAAATAATGGAAGCATTAAAAGATAGTGGTGGTAAAAAGCCAACGACACCAACAGATGTCGTTGCGACCAATACCGGCGTAGGCACAGTAGCTTCAATATCTTTTACCCCATCTGAATATATCGGCAAAGACACAATTACCTATACGGTGACGTCTAGCCCTGGAAGCGTTAGTGCTTCAGCATCTAGCTCTCCAATAACACTTACCGGTCTCACCGAGGGAACTTCATACACATTTAGCTTGGTGGCAAATACAAACTATGGTGTTTCGTCTGACACTGTTACAACCGGCTCTATTGCAATCGGCAAAAATCCAGGTACACCAACAATTGGAACTGCTTCAATTGTCGCAAACGTCGATAGAGCAATTGACGTTACCTACACTGCTGGAGCTGCTGGTACCGGCATAACAACATTTACTGCAACCTCGTCACCTGGTGGAATTACCGCAACTGGTTCTAGTCCAATTCGAGTTACCGGCCTAACTGCTGGAACCGCTTATACATTCACCGTTACTGCATCGAACCTATTTGGTTCGGCAACTTCTGGTTCAACAGGTTCGGTAACTGCAGGTAACGCTCCAACCGCTCCAACAATTGGTACCGCAGCAATAGTTCAAAACGTGGACAGAGCAATCGATGTCCCCTTCACTCCTGGTTCAGCTGGGACTGGTTCTCCAACTTATACGGTAACCACGACTCCAGGCAGCTTGACTTTTACTGGTACAAGTCCAATCAGGGCAACTGGGCTAACAGCTGGAACCGCTTATACATTCACCGTCAGTGCATCTACGACATACGGCTCTGCAACGTCAACATCATCAAACTCTGTTACTGCAGGAAATAGACCAGGAGCACCAACGAGCGTTTCTGCTGCAGGTGGGAACGCACAAGCAACAATTACATATACAAATGCGACTGCCGGAACTGGCGCTACAACGCATACCACGGTTTCATCTCCTGGTGCAATTACATCAACTGGGGCATCGCCAGTTACTCTTACTGGTCTAACCAACGGCACCGCCTACACGTTCACCGTCACGGCATCAAACGCGTATGGTTCGCAGTCGGCAACTACAAACTCAGTAACACCAGTTGCCCCTCCATACTTCCCTCCGTATTTCCCACCTTTCTTTCCGCCATTCTTTCCCCCGTTTTTCCCGCCTTTCTTTCCTCCTTTCTTTCCGCCATTCTTTCCTCCTTTCTTCCCACCATTCTTTCCTCCTGGTTTTGGACCTGGCTTTAAGTAAAAGTGGACGTAAATAAAATTTGGGCTGGTGGATTTGCACACTGTGCTAGCATTTCTATTCCAGGCAGCAAGCAATCAGAGGAGAGCGCAATGAAGCATCTATACACGCAAGATAATCAAACTATTTCAATGTATGAGCTTCATGCTGTAAATCTATTAAATGCAATGAATCTGCTAAGTCCAAATGATTCTTTTGACAACATAAATAAAAGTAGGAACTACATGCTGGTCCAGCAAGTAGCAAACAGTGTTTTTGTTGCGCTAGGTCGTTTGACATATGAGGAAATTCGCGAATCCATTCAAGATGACAGCGTGCAGTCAGGTTCAACTGAAACAATTTCTAGATACGAGCAACATATAGCAAATTTGCGAAAGTCTATTGGTTGGGAATCTGGCGAGACGACGTTACGAACGTCAGTAATTTAGTTAAATAAAATTCAACACTTTTTAACGACAGGTATCTTTGATGGCTTTCCGAGAAGAAGTTTTTGATTTAGAAAGCCTGCCTTCCGCGGACCCATCAAACATAGTCATAAAAGAGAATTTTGTCACCAAAGAGCATCTTGTAGAGATACTCGATTATTGTAAGTCAATAAAAGAATGGGAATCCCAGAGCGACCTGGGAAACGACAGCATTCACACCCCTGAGCTATTTGAGCAAAACTCTCCAAGCGTTTTTTCTATTATGCAGCAATATGTCGATAATGTGCAGTTTGAGGTTGAATATAAATTCGGTCGGAAACTGGAAAAAACAAAACCCGGTATTAGAAAGTGGCACCCAGGAGAAAACCAAGACATTCATGCTGATGGCGAGACGGCCGGTGGATATCCGGGTTACAACTACATAGTCGATTACGGTTCAATTATTTATTTAAACGAAGAATACGAAGGTGGAGAAATATTTTTTCCAAAATACAACATCCACATAAAACCAAAAGCTGGAACGTTGGTATTTTTCCCATCGACAAACATGTATGCACATGGAGTTACTGAGGTTAAATCTGGCGTCAGATATACATCTCCGCACTTTTGGATTCCAATAAAACATAGAATACTTATGGAAATGGCAGTTATGGATGGCCAAGGGTAAAAAGCAAATTTGAAACGTCTTTACCATCTACACATACCTCGAACATCAGGACTTGGAATTTGTCATTCGTTGTGGAAGACATTTGCTAACAATGGACTTCCGGCAGATGTATTTTCGCCAGATGTTTCGACGTTGATGTACGACCATAACGCGATGCTTGACTATCCTTTTATATCGGGTCATTTTGCAAGAAATCCAATAATTGAAAGCAATGGCGACCTGAATGTATTCTCTTTGGTTAGGGAACCGGTCGAACATTACCTGAGCATTGCTGCATATGTTTCAAAAAGCGCAGGTAAAAAAATGTCCAATGACTACATGGACGAATTTCTTTATGGGAATATAACTCCATTTGGAGTAAATGAACTATTTTCCAACTCGGGAAATATACAGTCAAAGATGCTTTTCTGCAGAATCACCTTCGTGGATAAGTCTCTTGTGGCGCTGAGCAATGACGATGTACAGAACGAAAACAATGTTGTCTTTGTAGAGGCAGACATTCCGAGTGAGGAAAAAATAAAAGACTCAATTAGCTCAATGAATCTATTTGCCATGAAAGATAGAAGTATAGCGATTGAGTGGCTACGAGGTATGGTGTTTAAATCACATGGTTTTACGCTGGACGGCACGGTCTACGATACGGTTAATAGCTCGGAAAAAAATGGTTTCACGCCAGATATCTCCCATGTGAGAGAAATAGAAAAACGCTCAGAAGTAGACGATTACCTGTATAGGCTTGTTTTAGAAAAATAGTTTGATATTGTTGCTGCATGCAAGAAGATACGGATTCCCCGTGGAGAATAAAACCCGGGCACTTTGGGGCTGGACCGGAAAATATCCACATACTTGAAAACTTCATTGATAAAGACGACTTGAAAGTCATTCAAGATTTTTGCCCAACAATAAATGAGTGGAATAACTCAAAAGAGAGTGTTTACGCTGAGGACGGTACGTGTCTCTACAATGCCGACTACTGGAACGACAGGCAGTGCAGTAGTGAAATTCTGGAAAGGCTCTCTACCCCTGTTTTTAGCATAGTTGATAAATACATAAAAAAGATGCAATTGACGCTGGAGGGAATTTATGGCTTGGAACTCTCGCCACGCCCACCAGTCATCATGAAGTGGAGACCGGGGATTGAGCAAAGACCGCATGCTGACAAACAGTTGAATAACGGCGAGCCAAACGCTTTTGTTGATTACGATTTGAATTCTTTGTTTTACTACAATGATGATTTTGAAGGCGGAGATTTGTACTACCCGCAGCATGACATTGTTGTGCGACCCAAGCCTGGCCTGGCTGTCGCTCATCCAGGCGATGTTAATTATCTACATGGGGTCACGATGATTACAAAAGGGTACAGATACACAACTCCATCGTTTTATACGGTCAAGTAAATGAGTGTAATAACCATGGAAAACGTGGTTGAGCTAAAGAAGCGCAATTCTGTTGTTGATACATTGCGGGAAATGGGCGGTCCTTCAAACTTGGCACACATGGACAATTCAACCGGATATTACGAAAAATCAATTTTGTTAGATTTTGACATTTTCGCTTATGGCATTTGCGAAGAAATATATGAAAGAACATTGAATATTGCTAAAAAAGAATTCAATTTAAATCTGGTAATAGAGCAAACAGCATTGATTAGAATTGTCCCAGGAAACACAACAGAGGAGCATGCAGATAGCCAGAATCTAGATGGGACGCCAAAACTTGGCTGCAGTAATTTTGCAGTTTCTGCAGTTGTCTACCTAAACGATGGGTTTAGTGGTGGCGATTTGGTTTTTCCAGGAATCGGGTTTAGATATGAGCCAAGTGCCGGAAGCTGCATATTGTTTCCCAGTGACTTACGGTACAGGCATTACGTAGACAGCGTTCTAAGCGGAGAGCGTTTTAGTCTGGCAATGTGGTTCTCCGAGGATAGGATGAAATAATGAGAAACATTGAAGTTGAGTATATCGGTGACCCAAAAGCTGGTTTTCTCGTTTACAGGAATGTGCTCAGCGAGGACCTAAAAATACCAGGACGCCTAGAGGAGACGATAGGAAAAAGTGATTCTGCTCCATTCGCATGGATGCCGGCATTGGTTGGCGATGGACAAGTTATGAAAGAATACCGTGATTGCGTTGATTGCAAGATGAGTCCAACGCATCTAAGAAACTGCCCAAGCGAATTCGCTGAATTAAAAAACATATACAACGATACCGTGAACGGTCTTGTTGCTTGCCTTCAAGACTACGAGGCAAGATACAACATCAGGATGGACTTCATGGAAGCGATTAACTATGTTCGCTACCAAGAGGGCCAGCACTTCAACGTGCATGCAGACCACGGGTTTTCTTATGTATGTACTGTTTCTTCGGTTATGTACTTAAATGACGATTATGACGGCGGAGAGCTGTGGTTCCCGTATTTGGATGTTATGTTTAAACCAAAATACGGGGACATAGTTTTGTTCCCATCAACTTACATATATGCACATGCATCGAAACCAGTAACAAGGGGTACAAAGTATGCCGCAGTAACGATGTTTGACTACAACGACAGATTTCATGGACAGTGGCAGGGTTACGGTAAGGATGTAAACGGGAATAAGTTGGAGTATGGTCCTGGAATTACTGGACTGAGCACAAATCAAGTAAATAGGTTTGCTTTCGACCAATGACAAAATTATTTCTAAAAAAAACCCATCAGAATCCACCCTTGATACAGCAGTCAAGGATTAAGCGCGACTGGATGGACGAAACTTACAATAAACATGCCTATCAATGTCTTCCCATGACGGTTGCAAATGTATACGGATGGGAGATAGTCATGGAAGAGGACTTGGTTGTCCAGTGGGACGGCGGAAACACACCTCCAAGAATCCTCTCTGGGGAGACTACGACAAACGGTCGAACACAAGCCACTTCTTCAATAATAGGAATGATTTCAATTCATATGGGTTGGGTTGTAAATACTGAGGAGGGTTACAACATGTGGATGACTGGCTCGCCGAACTACTTTATTGACGGAGCAACCCCACTCACCGCAACGATTCCAAGTTACTGGTGGCCAGACGAGTCCCAGATGAACTGGAAGATAACTAAAGTTGGAGAGCCTGTCGTGTTCAAGGCCGGAACGCCGTTTTGCTTCTTTAATATCTACGACAATTCCGTACTTGAAAATGTTGAGATTATCGAATCAAGTCTTTGGGACGATGAAAAGTTGGTTGAATCACGGTCTAAATACGGTGAAGTTAAGGCAAAAAACAACGTCGAAAAACCATGGACATGGACCAAGGGAATCCGCACAGGTCTTGACGCTGATGGCAATATAATAGGGCCTACATTCACCGGGCTGCCAAAATTAGCCAATCCATAGTGTAAAATATGGGTACTTGTCCAACATCAGGATTACGGAGCCGCTATGAAATTTGAATCTTCTTTTACAACTCAGGAAAAAAAGCTTGTTTATCAGCGCACCCTGAAGGACATTGAGAGACAGCTTATGGAAAGACTGCTCCAAGAAGGTTTCGACCCAGATACGTTTGATGAAGTGAATTTTACTCCTGGAGTTGATTCAAATGGAATTATCCATGGTCACAAGCTAATTGCCGACTTCATTTCAAAGATTAGTAATATCAAGTCACGAATTGCTGAGTAAGCTATAAGCTATGGCACTTTCTGCAGAACAACTGGCTAAAGCGAAGGCTGAAGCAATACAAATACTTGAGTACTCAATTTATACCATCGCCTTTACCTTGGGCGTGGATGACGACGACCTCGAGCCAGACATGGTGAACCCTATCGACCTTTCTATTAATGAAAACAGCGCCTTGCTCGCACAATACGACGCTTACGAATGTCTCAAACTGCAATTGGTAGCGCTAGCAAGATTACAGGCGTAAAATCGCCATGAAGATAACGCCAAAAATACCACATAAAATCTCCATTGTTGAAGAGGCGCTTAATTCTGGTAGATATGAAATTTGTCCAGACATAGACCCAGATTTTCCAAACATTCAAGAACCACAGAGCAACCCAAACAGAGATAGTCAGGTTGCTAGATGGAATCCAAAATTGTTTTCTTATGAACTCCCTGACGGCGCTGCATTCTTTTGCGACCTGCTCCAGTCAAATGACCCCCAGAAGAAGTGGGAAGAAACAGAGCAGGGTGACTTTATGCGTGACGAGACGATAGAGAGGTTGTTCGATGAGGCATAGAGTTGCTGGTGGAGAGAATCTGTATAGTGCAGATAGCGAAATTGAACATAATGAAGCAGAATTAGCAGTATTTGCCTACATGCTCGGCTATGACCCCGAGGACGTTGATTCGATTGTTATTGCAGAAGTTGTCTCCAGCCTTAGGTCGATGTGGAAATACTCCAGTGACATCAGGAGTGCTGGTCTTCCCATGTACTCGGCAAATGCGATACCAAGGTTTTTTTCAAAAATGAATGCAACATTGACCGACAGAGCCCGAAAAGCAAATTGGAATTACGTGCTTGCAAAGGCAGTAAAAAATGGACAATAAACAACTAAGAACAGCAATGGTGGCGTCATCCATGTCTAGATACATGGCGAGCATTCTCGGCGAAGATGGAGTTAATGTTGCCGTAGATGAAAAAGCTGAAGGATTTCAAAGAATCCATGATTGGAGAGCTTCCCTAAACCTAGATTTGTCAATTGCTGCAAGAGGTGCGACTGAGGGTCTGTGGTATGTTGACTTGATTTTGTCACCAGAACCAGCGTGGGCCGCCTTCATGGTCGCAGCGCTAAGTCCGCACGAAATGATGGTTTCTGTCAAGAAGCCAAATAAAATGCTTGTGTTCAACCCAGACCAATCTCCTGCTCCGCTATTCCAAAAAATAAAGTTCCCAAGCACTGAGGTATGTTTCGTCAACGGTCAGGCGTTATGGAACTTTGAGCATTTCATGCGTGACCAGTCTCCATTATTTGAAGGAAAGCCGTATGCTGATATTGACTACTCCGTAGTAGACATTTCAGAAATAGGGCAGGGCGAAGCACGAGATTTTGACCTCATCACAATGCACGCATACGATTGCAATACGAACAAAGAAGTGTTAATCAAATCAGTTGAGGCACTGGCTTCTGGTGGCGTTTTGTTGATAAATGTTAACAATAATTCCGGAAAACTTTATCGCGATGACTACTGGTTCCACCCATACAACGAAATGCATGAAGTTTTGAAATCTTATGAAGGTTTAATTTTTCATGACTCAGCGCAACATGGGTACACAGTATTTGTTAAGGACTAAGTCTCTACAGTCAATAGGGTGAAAGTGCTAGATTATTAAGCATGAAGGTTCTTGACGATTATCTTGAAAGTTCAATTCTAGATTCTATATCTAATTGCGCAGACTTCTTCCCTGGCATGATGCAGGACGAGGATAGAATCGCAAGTGAACTCAACTCCTACCACGACGAGCAGGCTAGCTGTTACGCACCGTACATGTTTTGGCACGGATGGTGGTCTTCTCCAGTAAACACCATCAGAAAACGCGTAATCAAGGAGATATGGGAAAGCAATCTTCCAATTCCAGTTAGCGATGTTCTTGGTTTTGAGTACTGGACTAGGACTTTTGGACCCGGACAATTCCTAGGTCCCCACGTCGATGAGGATACATTTCTCTACCAAGATAAAAAAATATATAACGGTCCCGAAACAGGTTGTGTCTACTATGGTCCGTCGGGAGGGAAGGTAGTCGGTGGATTTTTGGAATTATTTGACTCTAAATTAACGTTCGGAGAAAAAGACGCCCTTGAGTGGGATAACCTCAGGGAAAAATTAGACCCAATAGAGCTTAGGGAAAGAATAGCCTTTAGGGAAAATCGGTTAATAATCTTTGATGCAGGAAGGGTTATTCATCAAACAAGTCCGTGTTTATCTGGTTTCAGAAATGTGATGGTTGTTAATGTGTGGCTTAAATCAAACCCACCATTAGATATGAAAAACTTTGTTTATGAACAGGGAGAATCCGACTAGCAAATTTGAATATGCTAGATTTCTGAAATGGACGTAAAAAAAATCAATCTTGGCGGAGGGGTCGTCATTTTTGAAAACGCAATAAGTGTCCCAGTTGCTGAAATATCTAAAATTATAGACGCGCTTTCCGATGAGGCTGTTAAACAGCAATATGAGTACGTACATGACTCTGGTGGAAAACCAATCCACGCTATAAACAAAAGCGGCTTTATCTACGAGCTTGATGCAATAGCAAAAACCCCAATTCGAGTCCAAAACCTAAATCACAAGTTTTTTAATGAATGTGAAGATTCAATTTATAAGTACTTGCTTGAATACATAGAAATATTTCCTGCCGTGTTGCAGTGTTTATGGTGGAAAAGTGAGGGTCATGCATTGAAATACCCCACCGGCTCAAAGCTTGGGTTCCATTGCGACAATGACGTCAACTACAGGCACGGTCAGCTCCCACCGTTTGAGCATGCTACCAGGAATGTGATAAGTGCTCTCGTTTATATAAATGATAATTGTGATGAATCAGACTGCGATGAGTATTCTTTCACCGGTGGCGAAATGGTCTTGCCATATTTTGATATAACCATAAAGCCAAAAAGTGGAACTATTCTTTTCATGCCAGCCAACTATCTTGGCGCTCATGAAATTATGGAAATAACTTCAGGCTCCAGATACTCTTATCTGTCATGGTTTGCGCAGGGCTCATCACAAGAGAGCAAGGGAATTTCCCCACAAGAACCAAGCGGCTTGACGGATAGACCTATTGGCGGACAATGGTGGATGCCGACCATAGTCGAAGACTACGGCAAGTACCTGATGGACAAGTATGGCGATGAGGGTAAGATACCACTCGGCTCAACTCCGTTTAAATCAAGAAAAGACGACCATAAATGATTTTTAATGACTCAAAAGCAGAACATCTTGGTGGTGGTGTTGTCGTGTTCCGTGACGCCGTTTCCATCGACTGGGAGCTTGCCAACAATGTTGCGAAGGAGATTGTTGACCGCGAAACATCTGAAATGTACTCTCCAGCAATAAACCCAGACACAGGACAAGAAGAGTATATAAACAGGAGCGGGTATTTCTTCTCTAAAAACGGGATAGACAAGATGCCCAAACGTGGCTCCAGGGTTCACCAAGATACGCGGCCGCACATCGTTGAGTTATTTACTTTTTTGGAAGATTCAAAAGATAAATATCTTTTTAAATACATGCACATGTTTCCTATTTCTTTCAAGAACATCTGGTGGAAGGTTAAAGGTCATCTTGTTAATTACTCATCGGATTGCGGCGGGTATATAGGTGAGCATAGTGATACAAGCGTTGACTATGTATATGGGATTTCGCATCCAGCGCACCAGCTTGCTTCGAGAAATACGGTTTCTTGCCTTGTGTATTTTGGCAGTTGTGTTGATGGCAAGGAAATAAAAAATGTTGGTGACTTTACTGGCGGCCACCATAGGTTCACGTATCTAGATATTGACTTTGTTCCGTCAAGGGGTGACATCATTATGTTCCCGTCAAACTATATTGCGGCCCATGAAGTGACTCCAGTTGAGTCTGGAGATAGATTCACCTATCTTGGGTGGTATGCACATGGGACTCCAAACCCAAATGTAAACGAAGAAGTTGAAGACCCTAATCTGAATCCAGAAAAATCTGCAATTTCGTCAAATGTATACATGCCGTATTTGCGTGAAAGATTCTTAGAGTATTTGGATTCTGTTGGCGAGGACAAATCTTCTAAGACGTACCGATTGGTTATGGGCGAACACGCATGAAAATGACCCATCTTGGAAGCGGAATAGTGTATGTTGAAAATCTTATTCAAATAACAGATTCAGACAAAGAGGAGATTAAATCCATATTTTCCTCCACTGCACCACAGGGGTATTCGATTATTGACGGCAAAACCATAAGCGATGGAGGTTATGAGTTTGATGATATTGGAAAAAGAAAAGCTCCGCTGAGATACACGGATATCCATAATTTCGATATAACAAAGAGGCTTCGTTCTGCAATATATTCTGCAACGGTTGAGTACTGCAAGATATTCCCGGTCGCCATGGAATGCATAACGGGTCAAACCGATGGATACATGATTAGATATCTGCCGGGGAATGACATGGGGCCTCATTCGGACTGCAACATCCCCTATAAACCAGGAACAATTGAACCAATCGTTATCAGCCCTGCGTTCAATACTCTTACAACTTCAATTTTTCTTGATGACCACCATGAAGGCGGTGATGTTGCATTTAGGATTTGGGGCATATCCAGAAAAGTAGAACTAGGTTCTGCTCTGATATATCCGTCAAACTTCATTGGATGCCACGAGGTTTCAGAGGTTACGAGTGGCGAGAGATGGGCTTTCCTTAGTTGGTTCCATCACGGTAATGGACAGGAAAACAAAGAAGGCTCCTACGACTGGGTCCAACAACTCAGAAAAGACGTAGGTATTGGGAACAGCTTGCAGAAGACAGTTCTTGTGGGGAATATAAACTAAAAAAGTCTTTTAAACTTTGTTCTGTTCAAAGACTTGGCAGATTCACGCACTGTATAGACCTTCCAGATTCCATCTGCAAATAGAGATTTAATAACCTCTACCGATTCTGGCTTACCAGAAAGATAAAGCTCTCTCTTGTCCTCACCGCCACCCTGGTCGTAGCCAAGTGGGTACCCACGGAAAAGGGCTTCTACATAATTGATTCCAGCAGATTCAGCAATCGTGCTTATGTTCAGCTCTGACCGTTCTCCATGAAGATTGTTTCCATCAACATAGATTCCAGAGTATTTGTTTCTTGCAGCTGCACCTATGGTGTCCTCTGCAACTCCGCCTCTTCCGATACAGAAAACAATATCTGAAATACTAAATAATTCTTCAATGGTTTTTAGCTCGATTAATCCGCTGAGACTCATGGCTCTATCGATTGTTTCTTGCGAACGATTTTCAGACGACCAATATGCTTTATTGCCGCTGCTAATTATGCTTGTGGCTATCGTATGTCCCATTTTGCCGAGCGATATTATTCCTACATTATTCATCTTCAAGAATCCTATTCAGTGGATTTATGTATCCCTTATTACCCTCGAGATTTCTTATGAGTGTTTTGCTGTCACCCGGGTTCACTGAGGATGTGTACTTCTGGTAGTCATCGTAAATCGTATCAATCCAGTGTGGAACGCACCAGCTGGAAACCTCGTCCTCTTCGGAGATTTCTATCCTTACGTTTGGGTCAGGGCTTCCTTGCGAAAAGAATTCAAGATAGGCATACCTTGTTCCTCCGGTGACGGTATTCACCCCGTGTGAAGCAACGTAATTTGTTGGGAATATTATGATGTCCCCACGCTTTGCCATATGGCTAATTCCAAGGTATGGGAAGTAGAGCTCCCCTCCAGAGTAATTTGTTCCGTCTAGTTCTTCTGGGGTGGCGACGCAGTCATTTATGTAGAGCAAGACTGCGACTGTCTGTCTGGCTCCAAGCTGACCATAAGGGATGTATCTTTCGCCGTTTGTAGCTCTGTAGTTTGTGTCGTTGTCATTGTGTAGTCCAAGGTACTTGCCAGAGTCGTATCTTAAAACATGACCCCTACTCCTCCACCATATAGTCCCAACCACGAGTGGGAACATATCCACATACCTTATTAACGACTTGTATATGCAGTCTTCCCAGTTTCTAAACACGGATACAATTTCTTCTTCTGTGTGGTCCTGAACTGGCTCAAGAACTCTTACAGGAACTCTCTCGACTTGCTCGATGGAGAACTTATTCCCATCTTCGTTCTTTGCGTAGACTACGCCATTTACGTCTATGTCGTATTTCCATCTTTGCTGATGTGCCGCAAGTGCATTTTTGTCAATCCAATTCGACATGGTTTCTAGGTCAACGTTGACTGCATTGTGAAATACAATCACACCTCCACCAAGGTCTGTAAATTCAAGATTCGATATTTCCTCTATAACCGCATCTGTGACTTCAAGTGTTCTAGTCTCATATCGTTTCAACTTGGTTCACCTCCAGTGCGGTGTGCGTCTCGCCGTATTGAGTGACGCATCTATTTTGGAATACAGGATTTGAGCCAAGCTCTAAACCTGGGGTTGGTTTTGACCAGATTGAGTATTCGGACTTGCAATAAAGCTCGTAGTCGTCGTAGATGTTGTCGAACCAAACTGGCTCACACCATTGAATACTCGCATCTTTTTCCTTTATTCTTATGTTCGCAGCATTATCAGTTCCGCCTTGTCCAAAGAATGACAGGTAGGCGTATCTTGTGCCACCGTCCATCTTTGTTACGCCGTGGGCGCAGATGTAGTTTGTGGGGAACATGATGATGTCCCCTTTTTTTGGCTTGTAGTCAATCCCGAGATAAGCAAACTTGAGATGGCCGCCAGAAAAGTTGGTGCCATCAAGTTCTTCCTTTGTGTCAACGCAGTCATTGAAATACGCAAGGGCCCCAGCAGTCTGTCGGAGCGCTACCTGCCCCCTCGGCATATACCTGACGCCTTGGGTCACTTTGTAGTTTGTGTCATTGTCCTGATGCCACCCAAGAATACCCCCACCGTCATATCTGAGTATGTGACCCCTCGTCCTCCACCAGAGGCTTCCGACTATCAGGGGGAACATGTCCGTATAGCGTATTAGGCACTTGTAGATTGCGTCCTCGAGATAGGTGAAGTATTCGACCACATCCAGACCTGTCGCCTCTGTAACGGGCTCCAGGAGTCTTACAGGGGCATTTGGGACGTCTTCTAGGCGGTATCTAAAACCGTCCTCGTTTATACCGTATTCAATCCCGTCCTCATCGGTCACATACGACCATCTGCTCTTGTGTGCCTCCGCAGCACAGTCGTCTATATGCCTGAGAATAAAGTCCTCAACGGAAAAAGCGTTTCTAAAAACAACTATTCCGCTGCCAAGGTCCTCGGCAACTAATTCACTTATCTCTTTAAGTTCATTGGCCCCAATGGTCGGGGTTGAAGGCATTTTCATAATCAACC